GGTGACATTCCTAAACATGAATAGAGCTTAATATCATGCTGGTAAATCAGACACCGACACCGGTTTCGTTTGCCGTAGCTTTAGGAGTACGAGCCATAAAGGACCCCTATAAATTGTGTTGTTTAATGGATTCAAACCAATGGTGACAACTACCAAACGCATAGCTTTTTAGAGTCCCCCACTCTCAGGTGCTGTACCTGTTTGGTAAAAGGATGCCAATTCCTCGGCTTCCAGTCGAACATTCCAATCTTCCGCGAACAATTTACCCTTGAACTGATAGTCAGGGGCGTAGTAAGGTCGGAGGACGGCTGTCATCTCATTGTAGGGGATGAAGACAACATGTGACGCTAAACTTGCGTTCTTTGTCACAATATTCTTAATTGACTGCGAGAAGCTCTTATAATAATCCTCCCCATGGAGGTAAGCTTCCCGAAACGCTCCGTCGCAATAGGCGGCGAATTGTTCTTCTGCAGACAAAGGTGATTCCGAGCTCTTCTTGATGTAATAAAACTTCTTCAAGATAGAGTCGGCCTCGATGGGGGCCACATAAGGCCCAAAGTTTGGTTCGTAGCGAAAAGATCGCTTAAGAAAGGATGTCTCCTTCCACGAAATGTAGGGTACCGATTCGGTCTTTTTATCAGCCATTGTGTATTCGATTCCAACCTCAGCTAGAGTTTGCTGACAAGTGGTATGGGTAAACCACTTGCACCATTTGTTAACGGACATGGTGTTGTCGTCACCGTACGTTGCAAGGGCAACGTTGTCGGCGAAGGGCGCAGAAACGCCTGGATTTATTTTGTAGTAGCAGTAACGCATCATAATAGAATTGCAGATACTGTTGAGCTGAACCGTGATCAAGTTCCCTGAGGGATTACCGTTTGCGAAGCGGTATAGGTCACCCTCAAAAAGAATGTTGGGGTTGACAATATCGGAGAGAGCTCCAGCTATTAACTGAAGGTCATCCTGTCCTAGCCCCACTGCCTCATACCAACTCAGCATAATGCGAGCGGCAGCAGTTGTAATTTGTGCGGCCATGCGGGTGTCAAACCCAGCAAAGTCGCCAGCAATCATTCGAGTATCACCATATTTAGTGACATGCTTGCGGAATACTTCCCACTCTTTCGAGACGGGGTTCATACCAACAAAGCACTCGAGTTCACACTGATGTTTACGCATAAACTCCGGGATTCCTGCTAGGACCCGGCGAGACGCGATGTAGTTTGCGAATGGGGAACCGTAAAATTTACGGACCTTATCC